GCATGAGAGTCTTTCCAAGCCCGGTATCAGCAAAGATTGCAGCACGGCCACGGCGTACCGCCCAACTCACAATTGCATGTTGAAAATCAAATAGGTTTTCGTTTAGTTCTTCTGGCTGGTGGCCAGTCGCAACTTCAACGCGCCTCTTGTTTTTCACAAACTCTGCATAGGTGTCTATAATTTCAGCAGCCATCAATACTCCTTTTATTGGCTGGTTAGAGGGCCGCAGTCAGTTCACGCTGATTGCGGTTTTCGTTTTCTGGGGCCATAACCCCGAGAACTCGTAGCGCGGCTTCGGGTGAATCAACAACGGCCAACGTGCCGCCGTTCCATTCCCGATGCCACTTCAATTGGTCTGGCGTCAGCTTTCTTGCGCTGGGTGGCTTGGAGCCATCTTTCACTTCAATGAGCGCCGTCTTGTTGCGGAATCCGACAAGCAAATCGGGAACACCAGCACCAACGCCAGCAAGGCTCTGAACGGTTGCCCCGGCTTTGCGCAGCGCTGCGACAACCTCGTTATGGTTCGCGTCGATCTTTGCCGCTCTCATTGCGCATGGCCTCCGTCAACAGCGTTGGCAACTCGCGCCATTCGGCAAATTCCTCGGCCAATTCGTTGACCCTCTGCCATGCGTAGGCCTTGAATCCAGGCACTTTGGCCAGCCTTGTGTAATGGTCTAGCAGTGTTTGAATGTCCATTCATCACATGGCCTCATGTTGGTGTTCAAAATCATTGCGTCCGCTTGCAAATGGCACATAGGAAATGGCACGTCTGCGCGGGTCAGTTGTGTACTGCTGTGAGTCTTTAAGAAATCTCAGCCACAGTGAGTAGTGCTGGCATTCGCCGTTGCGTTGCTTGTGCAGTTCAAGCCGTGCATCAGGCTTGTCCTCGTCATCTTCTGATGCTTCATCCTTGCGAGATGACCAGACCGTGAACACGTTGTCGGCTCCGTCTGTGATCTTGGAACTTCCGGCAACGTCCATCTTTCCCGGACCCTTGCTCTCGTCAGTCCCTTTGCGCGGATGTGCGACAAGGTGAACGTGAACACCGAATTTTTTTGCAAAGTTGCACAGGTTCTGAATTGCCTTCTTTTGCTCAGTGATGGCCCCCGGCCCATCCTCGGGAACGTCAGTCATCATCAGGCTGTCAATCACGACATGGCGAATACCGTAGCGGCGGTTTGCGTAAGCAAAGACCTCAAGCAACCGGGCAATCGTGGCGCTTCCCACCTGGTTGAATATCCACAGCCTATCGCCAAGCCATTCGCCTATCGCATCGATGTATGGCACTGTTGGTCGATCAAGCCCAGCCGCTTGTTTGACCATACGTTTCAATTGGCGCTCTGGCGTCATCTCGCCAGAAAATACGGCAACTAACTGGCCCTGCTGCATCAATCCAAGCAATACCTGAGACAGCAGCAAGCTCTTGCCGTGGCCGTTGTAGCCTGTCCAAATCGACAATTCACCTTGACGAAACTGGAACCAGTCGAACCCTTGATTCAGGAACAAGCATGGATCTGGTGATTCGCCTTGCGCTGGGTAAAAAAGCGCCTTGACCTTGTTGATGAACTCGCGTGAAGACTTCAATTCCTCGGGGTCATAGGTTTTTGCGCTGCGAATTGAATCCTCAAAATCAACCTTTTCGGCACCATCCAACAGCCATTGATTTGCATCCTTTGCGCCAAACTTCACCGACTTGCACCGCTCAATACCTAAACGCTGTGCCACTTCTTTAACGGCCTTTTGTCCGTTTTCATCATCGTCAAAGCAAAGCAGGATTTCACTGAAACGCTCCAGCCTGTCCCAGTCGTTCTCAATCCATTGATGGTTTCCAGCGCCAGCATTCACAGACATGGCAGCAAAGCCAAACTGATGCAGTGTCATCGCATCAATCTCGCCTTCGGTGATGCAGACATACCGGGTTTTTGTGTCGATCAAATGCCATCCAAAAAGGCAGGGCTCCGCGCCGCCTTCTTGGCGCATGTCCTTCTTCTCCGCGATGTTGCGATACTTGACGTTGACCAGCTCGCCGTCGCGCAGGTACGGGAACACGGCATAGGTCTTGTCCCCGCGTGTCTGCTCCGCGATGCGGAACGCGGCGATGGTTTCATGCGTCAGGCCCCGGCCCGTGAGCCATTCCATCGCGCCAGCTTTGGCGGCCTGGCACTGAGGCTTTGCGGGGCGCTTGAACGTCTTTTTCTCGCGCTCGGGCATGTTGTCCCGAATGCCCAGGTAGTCCTTTGCCTCACGGATGGCCTCGGCAATCGAGCAACCCCGGACAGCCGCCCACAAATCGAGGAGGTCGCCCTTCTCGCCAGATGCGAAGTCTGCCCACACGCCAGCCTTGGCGCCGGTCAAACGAACCGACAAGGATTGGCCTTCTTCGCCGTTGGTGCTGCCTGCCGCCCATTCGCCCGCTTTGCGCTTGCCACCAGGGAGCAGGTATTGCGCAATGGCGGCGGCTTCACCGGCCATGCGTTGGGAAAGTTCTTTGGCGTTCATTCGGCGACCTCGTTTTCCGGCTCTGGCAGAGGCTCGGTTGTGGCCTGCGGCTCCTGCCGCTGTACGTTTTCGTACCGCCCGCAGCCGTTGCACGTCCAGGCTTCACGGTTCCCGGTCAGTTGGTGTTGGCGCACTGTTCCGCCGCATCGCAATGCCTCATGCCGCCACCTCCACGCGCTTACCGTCGCGGTACTTGTCTGCGTTGTCGTGCCAGCACTTCGCGTTGATAGCGTCCCAAACGGACTCAAACCCGGCGTCGCGCCACCATGAGGCATTGCGATGCAATGCCGCGTATTCCTCGCTGCCGCGCTTCACGCCTGCTGCGGTAGCTGCGCTGGCCTTCGGCTCGTACACGTCGATCCATCCGTTGCGGGTCGAGTTGTCGAGGGCTGCCTCCACGTCAAAGCCGCGATCCCGAATGCCTGCCAGCGTTTTCAGTACGAGCGCCTGAGCCCTGGCCGTCATGGGCTTGCGGATTTTTTTTCGCATTTCGGCGTAACCGTCCCAGGCCTCCGCCGGAATCCAGTCGGGCAGCGGCGCTTGCGCCTCTTCTTTATTCTTTGGTGTTGGTGTTGGTGTTGGTGTTGGTGTTGGTAGCTCAACGTCCGTTACAGATTTATCTAACGAACGTTCAACGCCCGTTGACTGTTCTTGCAACGAACGTTCAACGTTCGCTCTGCGAGCGTTCACCGATGCTTGTGCAGATTTGCGAGCCTTCGCTTGCTTATCATGCATTTTTTCAATCTCTTCATCGCAGCGCGTGTGCGTCCAACCTTCATCCGTCAGCACAAAGAACTCACCCAAAACGGCTTCAACATCGCCAGCCATTGAGCGCATCCTGACCAACTTTGCGGTAGCTTGAATGTCGGCTGGTAACGGTCCTTCTCGTAGGTAATACAAGTCCAGCAGGCGCCGATATGCCAAGTCTTCCATTGGCTCCAGATGGCCAGTGTGGGCGGCATAGTCACCAAGGTGGAATGGAAAGTAGTTCAATTGAATCCCCTTTCCATGCGGAACTCCACCCAGTTGGTGTTGTCTGGTCCCTTTGATGTATTGCATGGGAGGCACAGAGGCTGAAGGTTTTCGATGCCATCTGAGCCACCTTGATAGATCGGGACAATGTGGTCTTTTTGGACTTCTCTAGTCAGCATTGCTTCGCCACACATCACGCATCGGCAATCGAATGCAGCAACCAATGAAAACCACATGGCTTCGGTATGTGTACCTTTTGCTCTAGCAGCAGCAATCCGAATAGACCGGATGCGCGAGTTCAGACGGCTTCTATCCTTTGCGGTCGTTGTCGCATCACGTTCTGCAATAGCAATCTTTAATTCAGACTGCCATGGCTCGCCAATATGAAACGGGTAGTAATTCACCCTGCCACCGCCTTACGCGCCAGCATTTCCACCCGGTCCTTGTCGCCCTGCTCCAGAAAGAAACAGCCTTCAGGATCGGCCTTGCGCGCCTTGATGGCGGCATACATCAGGTCTTTCCAGTAATGGGCGTCTTCGCGCTGGTTCTGAGCCATTGCGATCTCCATGTTCACGCCGTACAGCACAGCTTCAGCCGCCCGGCGCTTGTCGATCAGTTGGGACAGATAGCTCATTTCGCCCTCTTGATGGAGTTGGTGCGGGCAGACTCAGCAGGGGTAGCAATGGCAACGCTGAACTTGCTGGGCTTTGGCGTCAGGTCGTTGCAGTGATTGGCCTTGGATGCCCATTTGCCAGTGAATCTGGGATCAGTGGCAAAGGGGAGATCGCGGTAGCGGAATGGGGATGTGATGGGCTGTGTCATTTGCCAACCCGAGAAAGCAAGTCCGCATTCAGACCTTGCTGTGCCATCAGATTTCGCTGATGCTTCGTCAAATTCTTGGCCCATGGTGCTGTTGAAAGTTTGTTGAAAAAAGCCCCCAAGCGGTTAGGCCTGGGGACAAGCCGTACTGCCGTTTGTGTTGGCAGGAGTAACCAACTGGCTAGGCACGGGGAGGAAATTGGGCATGGCGAGAACTGCGGATTCGACATCGGCAATAAAGGTGCGCCAGTGGTCAGCAGTCAACTTCTTTGGAAACGCATCAAGGCAATCAGTGGGTATTCCAAGTGCATTGAAAAGTTGTTGAGTGCGCTTTTTCAGTGCATACGGAGCGCGGCCATAAGACAGTATTTTTGTAAGACTGGCTGGCAGTGGAATGGCCGGTCCGCGATTGAGGTTGCATCCCCTACAAACTGGATCAACACTCAATGGCTTGTTGTAATCTCTGTGGTCGTACTCGATGGCTTGGCAACCACAATCGGCACACTTCAAATTTGTCGGGTGCGGGATTCGACCGTGACGAATTTCAACCTGGACCAATCCACCAGCCCACATCGTTCCTGCATCGAAAGCCCTACGGTTGTAGACAGAATCACTAATTCGCCCACTTTCTCGGCACTCTTTGCACCGAAATGCACAAGAGCCACCAGCAGCCAACTCGACCTTGGAACAGGCGCAGCACTTGAATCGTTTCAAACGCTTCGCTTGATGTTTTTTGTCTTGCGAAATATCGATGGAAATCATTACGCTTCTTCCTTCGTAATGGATTCCCTCGCTTTAGACTGGAAGATTGCCCGGTCTGTAAGGGGAAGTTCGTGAAGCTTTATCTGGCCAGCAGATGCGTTAACAATCACATCAGCAATGCCGAGCTCAATCCGCTTTCCATAAGCGATCTGATGGCAGTAGCCGGTGGTTGTCCCAATCTCTTCGGCAAACTCGGTTCGCCTCGGTATTGGCAGCGAAAAATAGAAGGTTTTGAAGTCCATAAACGCAAGGATACCTCAAGGTATTGTCTGTTGCAATACCCTCGGGTAAATTTACCTTCAGGTAGCCATCTTTGACAATGGCAATATGGATAACTTCACCCCTCATCAACTGCTTCTCATGAAATTGAGGGATGAGTTCTGCGCTGGGAATGCCGCCGAACTGGCTAGGCGCATCAAGAAAGATTC